AAACTTAATATTTAGGGGGTTAATTAATTTTGATCCCCTTTTTTTATGCCCTCTTTTAGAACATCTGATCTTGAAGTTTGATTCATGAATTAGATTGCATGAACAAGATTTCATAGGAATTGGTATCAAAAAGGGGTTGACAATAGCAAAACTACCCCCATAATTAGAAATATAAATAAGTGGGTACAGACCCACACTATGAGGAGGACGATAAGAACATATGCAAAACTGAATAGGAAGATTTGATTTATACAAAGTTACTGAGAGTGCATCAAGGGTATCCAATGAAAAATACATTTGTAGACAGCACCACTAACAAAATATCAGGATTTAGCAATGCATTATTTACATTAGCTAATGCGATATTCTCAAACTTAGACATCAAAAAAGTTGAAGTATTAGACAAGTTAACCACAAAAGTTTACGCCGATCCATCAGCTAAAGGTACAACTAACCAACAAAAACACCAAGAAAATTCCGAAGTTGCATTGATCCAAGACAACGGAATTGATAACGCATGGACAGTTATAGTTTGGTTACTACACCCAACACTTAGGAAAGGTAATTACAATGCTTTAATGGCATCAATTATTAAACTTTCAATTGCTCTTATTCTTAACGAAAACAAAATCCCCCACAAACATTCAAAGGGTAAGTTGACCAAAGAATTTAGAGAGATTGCAACTACTCTAGGCTTCAAATGTTCTGATTCTAAAATTGTTATTGATGATGCAGTAAAAGCACTAGCAACACAACACAGAGATACACTAGAAATAATTAGAAAATCTATCCCAATTAGCAGTGGTGCAGAGAAACAGTTAGAAGATCATGACAGTGATCCCAAACCTGAGAAGATCAAGTACCAATGTAGGGAGGGTTGCATAGAGAACAAACTTCGTAAGTGGCAATTTGCAGATGGTAAAGAACCCAACTTAAAAACTTACGCAGTATGTGGGGAATGTAACAAAGAAATTAAGCCAGTGTATTCGCATGAGTTTAAGCAGATTCAGAAACTAGTAGAACTAAAAGAACAAAAAGAAACCGAGAAAGAATTAATCAAGGCTTAGTCAGCCCACTCTCAGTGACTTTGTATGAATCAAATTGATTCAGAGCGTCAAACAAATCAAAAGGAGTAGCGTATGGTTAGTTACCAATATCAACTACCATTTACAGAACATGTGCATCTAAACTGGGTTACTTACATAGGTAAGAAACAACCTGATTATAGAAAGCCATATGCAAGATCGGTAGTTTGTTTTGACTGTGGCAATAGGGCATATCACATGAACACATACTGTGAACATCAGCGTATGTACTATGGCAACAGATTTCCAAGTGGGTCATGACCCATATTCGCACCATGTACATATCAAAAATCATACACAATAACAGGAGAATAGTATGGATTTAGTAAGTAAGATCAGAGACTTTTTAGCAACAGACCCACCTGAACATGACATAGAATACTTTTGGTCAACGGAAGTTTTACCCCATGACAAGCGAAGTATCAATGAGATACTCGAAGAAGCAACGATAAAAGAAAACCTATTGCTAATAATCATGGAACATTATTCAAGTTTCTCAGTAGAGGAATTGAATTGGGTGATGCCCTCACTACCAAACCTAGAGCATGTTCAACTATCTATTCAAACCAAAGAACGAATAGACAAAATGTCAGAGATAGGAACTGTTGATGCATATAGAAAATGGACAAAAGGAGAAGACATTGAGTAGTCAATCACAGAAACAATTAGAAACTTTTCTTGATGTGTTCAAAGATGGTGGATACAATTATATAGACCCACAAGAACGCCCATCTGTAGTTATCAGAACTAGTGAACCCATAGACAATTCAGATTCTTTTACAGCTACTCAAGGTAATGATTGGATAGTATCCATTGAATTTGTTTTTGCTGAGAATCAAGAGTTTTTTACATTAGAAGAAATGCAAAAAGAAGTAGGTGGGTTGATACAAGTAGTGCCTTTAATCCCTGATCAAGCTAGTGAATGGAAAGACTTTGTGATCCTTGTAAACGAAGAAGGCATGCTCGAAGACCTACCCCCAAATGTATCATCACTTTACTTTGAAGGTCACACATTATTTGGGAACGTATTAATAATCCATAAGTCAAGGTGGGTGTAAGTATGAGTCACGAAGGTAATGATTGGATAGAAGAAAAAGAATTAGAAGAAGTTGATATGTTTCAATGTGGAGTATGCACAGAGGTAGAACATGGTCATGGCAACAACGGACAACCTTTAGTAGAAGGGCAAGTCTGTGACACATGCAATGGCTTAGTTTTACTAGAAAGAATCCGTAGAGTAGAACAATCTGAATGGTGGAACAATCAAGTGGGTCAAGACCCACAACCATACCCAAGCGAAAAAGACTTTGATGATGTCATGGAACTGAACCGAAAACTTATAGAACTTGGCAGTAATCGTGATAAATTTTTAGAGTCAGATCATTCAGATGAAGAACTGTATGAGTTCTATTGGAACTACAAGTTAGACAAAAAGAATTTACTTACCAAGATACAAACATTAGTAGACAAACTAGTTAAAAATTTAGGAGAACCACATGGGTAGCTTTGAACAATTCAGGATGCATCATTTAGTAACGGCCATTGACATTTTATCCAACGTCAGACGAACAGATATTGAGGAAACTGACGAAGAGTTTGTAAAGAAAAACAAACTTATTGCAAGCCACGAAACCGAATTGCTTAACGATAAATTTAAGAAAGAGATGGAAGATCAAGACAAGATAAATGATATTGATTAATATCAAATCATATGATACAATCCTTAGACGGAGAACACTATGAGTAATAAAAGTTGGAAGGTATTGGCTATACCATTTGACACCACACATACATGGCTACTTAACAAGCACTATGCAAAAAGAATCCCATCTATTGTGCATGCTTACGGAATTTTTGTAGAGCATGTAATGCAAGGTGTAATCACATATGGCATACCAGCTTCACCAAGTTTAACAGTTGGAATTTGTGGTCAAGAACACAAAGACAAAGTGGTAGAACTAAACAGACTATCAATGATAGACGGACACGATAAAAATCTAGCGTCATACTTTGTAGCACAAACACTAAAGATGTTACCTAAACCATTGATTGTTGTGTCATATGCAGACACTAGCATGAATCACGTTGGCTACATTTATCAAGCAACTAACTTTATATACACAGGACTATCAGCCAAGAGAACCGAATGGCGAGAGGTAGGAGTCAACAGCCACAGTCGTAGCGTAGTTAGGCATTACTCACTAGAGCAACGCCAAGAAGACGATAGGTTTGCAATGATTGATAGACCTAGAAAGCATAGGTATGTGTACATCACAGGAAATCGTAAACAAAAAAGGGAGTTGTTGGACTGTTTGAACTACCCAATAGAACCATATCCCAAAGGAGATAGTGAGAAGTATGTAAACGAATCTGATGTTCCGTTACAGATTTCAATGTTGTAGAGGGGGATAACCAACACTAAGTTACCCCCCATACACAACGGAGTAGATTAATTATAGCACAAGGAGATTTTATGGCTTCCATAGAAGAGAAAGTAAAAGAAAGAATACTGCTAGACAAGCAGATAGAAATACTAAAGTTGGCACAGTACGAAATAGATAGAGAGTTACAGTTTGATCTGATGGAGAAAGACTCAAAGGGATACATTGATACTTTCGTAGTAGAAGGTGACAGTTATACAGTTGGATTAAAAAAGATCCCCAACAGATCAGGAACTTTTGATGCAACCCAACTAAATTCTTTAAAAGAAATGTTACCCACTGATGTATTAAAAAAAGTATTCAAAGATAAATGGGAAGAAACAGTAACTCACCCTGAGTCTTGGGATGGTAAACAACTAGCTGTACTAGAACGTAAAGATGGCAATGGTGAAATAGGTCGGACAATTAAGAACGCTAGGTTTGAAGAAGCGTTCAGAATGGAATACAAAAGGGTGATCTAATGGAACAGTATTACAGTAGAAAAGAAGTGGCAGAAATGTTAGGCGTAACGATAGGTACTATCGACAGATGGATGGCTGAAGGAGCGATAAGTTTCAGTAAGTTTAACGGAACTATTCGATTCAAAGCATCTGACATACAAAAAATAGAAGAAAGGCAAGAGGTGACAGAATGACACAGCTTATACCACAAGCAGATGCTATAGGAGCAGAGTTACTAGAGAAGGTAGTTCTTGAAGGAGACTTAAAGCAATTAAAACCTGAAGAGAGAATGAAGTATGTACAAGCTGTATGTAGTTCACTAGGGTTGAACCCTTTAACTAGACCATTTCAGTACATAGAACTAAACAGAAAGCTAACTTTGTATGCAACTAAGGATGCTACAGAACAGTTAGCAAGGATCAATAATCTCTCACTAGAGATGCGAAGCACCGAAACAATAGAAGGACAACGCATTGTTGTTTACAGAGCAACAGATGCAACAGGTCGGTTTGCTGATGCGTCAGGTGTTGTGTCCATAGAAGGACTTAAAGGTGATGCACTTTCAAACCAATTGATGAAGGCAGAAACCAAAGCATCTCGTAGGGCAGTGTTAAGAGTTTGTGGTCTTGGTTGGCTAGACGAAACAGAGACAGAAACCATACCTCATGCAACAAAAATAACTGTGTCTGATAATGGAGACATAGGCAACACTACCAAGACTGAGATTAAAGCTGTCTCTGAGCCTAAGAGCCCTGTTAAACAGCAGAAAGAATGGTCGATTGAAGATGAGTTTAAACCCCAACCTTTGTTTGAAGATGAGGTAGTGGAAGAAGAACCTCAAGTTGATGATCGTGATGTTGCTGATTTGTATTGGTGTCCTTTGCATAATGAAGCTTGGAGTTTTGAAAAATACAAAGGCTATGGCCATTGGATCACAGCAGAGAGAGGACACAGCCCTGACCTTGTTAACCTTAAAAAAGAAGAGGTTAAAAACTATGCCTTACAAAATGCTAATGGCTATGGCAGATACTGTCACATGGTTAATGAAGGCTACCCAATTATGTTAGGTGATAGTCACACAGGCAAGATACCTAAAGAGATTGGCATAAACTATTTATGGCTTATCTTGGGTAACACATTTAATGATGCCAATGTTGCTATGATAAACATCTTTAATACAAACAATAATGTTGAAGATATTAAAAGTGTGATGGATATACATGGGGTAACAACAGTCGGTGGTTTAATGAGAAAGGCTATGGACATTGTCTTAGATGATGACTCTATAGTATGGTGGGAGTAATGACCTCACCACTTTATTGTGGTGAGAATGGTTGCACACTTCACGACTACAAAGTTTCACCTGTGTATTGCGAATACGAGTATGCAAAATTACAACGCAAGAGAAGAGATGAACGCATTGAAAAACTTCTTGAAGATACACTACAGAAACTATACGAAGTCATGCATAACTCACCACCACAACAAGTAAAAAACAGTGGGTCTAGACCCACGCAAGTAAACAAAGGAAAGCAAGTTTATGAGTGATATTGTTATTACAAAATCAGGGTTAGGGTTTACTGTTACATTTACAGGGGATGAGAGATACGAAGGAATATGGATGAAGTTCCATAATTTTGAGACTGATCGTGGTGATCCAAGACCTGAAGTTATTATAAAACATTCATCAAAAAAGAAGTCTTTGTTTGACAGAAGAGTCAACTTAAATTCACCCACAAGTATTGGTCAAGCTGTAAAAAGTTGCACTGGAAAAGTTCCTGAGGTTGAGATTTGGGAGATGGCAATTGATGATGCATGTTCAGCTGTACGAGACACAAAGAGACAAGGCTCACCTGTTCAAGACTTGCGTGAACTAGAGTTGTCCGAGTCATCAAGATTTGCCATTGAACCATTCTTGTTACAGAACCAAGCAAACTTATTCTATGGTAATGGTGGACTTGGTAAGTCATGGGTGTCACTTTACTTTGCTGTACTTATGGCGGCGGGTCACACTCATCAAGGGTTTACACCTGAACCCGGAAAAGTTTTATATCTTGATTACGAATCAGATGCACAAGACATGAACGCAAGATTCAAAGCTTTGTGTGAAGGACTCAACATCAAGCAACCTCAGTTTGACTACAGAAGAATGTCTCAATCAATTCCTATGGATGTAGAGAGATTACTAGAGATCATAGACGAGAGAGATATAACACTAGTCATCATAGACTCTGCAGCTCCTGCGGCGGGTGGTGAACCTGAAAAATCAGGAACAGCACTCGATTATTTTAATGCATTATCTGCCGCTGGAATTACTTCATTGACCATAGGTCACGTGAGTAAGGATGATGCCAAAGACAAGGGTCATGGCAAACCTTTTGGTTCTATATTTTGGTGGAACGAAGCAAGAAACATTTGGGTTATAGAAGCGGGCGAAACCTATGACAATAAAGTAAAAGAGTTTGCACTTCATCAAACTAAATTTAACTCAGGTGGTGGAGAAAGACCCATAGGGTTGAGGTTTACTTTTGATGACCCAAGAATTGCAAAGAAGGTTGAAGTAGAACGGATTGATATATCGTCCAATGATGCGTTAATGGAGAACATGAGTTGGATGGATAAAATAATAAACGTGATTAATGAAACTAGAAAGCAAGATATTAGAAGGCCGTTTGAAGGAATTAGAATTCAAACCGTCATTGACTTCTACAGCTTAGAGTCAGTGGCTAATAATATTATTAGTAAAAATTTAAACACAGGTCTAAAGAAAAACATTTTGGTTAAGTTGGGTAATGGTTATTGGGATCACACTTATTCGAGATTGCAAGACGAATACAATGCCAATGAAGAAGTTAAACAAAAACCTAAAATGAATATGGGATATCAATCAGAACATAGTAATAGGTAAGTTTTTACCTCTTACCTAATGCACCCCCCCTACGGGGGGGTAGTGCTATAGGGTAAGAATGAGAGGGAAGTATGAGATGCGATAGATGTGATGGAAAAGTAATTTTTAATCAAGACAGTTACCAATGCTTTACATGTGGTAAAGAAACTTACATACCTAAAAAGCGTACTGGTGCAAAATTAGAAGCGTTCAAAGGAAACATTCAACTTATTAGACAAGAAGGTAAAGAACCATTAGTTGTTTTTTCACATGTCACTGAGAAAGGATCAACGATTCAGCTTAGACCACGTTGTCCATACTGTAATCAGTACATGATTAAAACTTCACATGGGTATCACAAGGACAGGCATCTAAGCACAATCTTTAAATGTGTGCAAGATCACCAAGTTGTTTTGAAGTATGGATTAGATAAAAAAATAGTAGGATGGTGGTAATGGATAAATTTAAAATACAGTTTGACGATATGCCACCTAAAGAGTTGCGTGGAAATAGTCGAACACATTGGACAGGGAAAATAAAGCCAAAGAAAATATTACAAGACACAACAATAGCCAAGCTTAGAGAAGTAGATCCCGGATGTATGGGAAAAGTAAAAATAAAATACACTGCGTTTTATGCGGGAAGACCGATTGATATAGACAACTTGATTACTGGCATGAAGTATGCTCAAGATTGTTTAGCTATCGAGGGGATTATCAAAGACGATAACCCTGAACACGTTGTAGGTATGGAAGTTGAATACCACCGAGTGCCCCATAAGAATCAGATTAAATTAATTATGGAGGTTTTTAAAGTACATGACTAAAAAATGCGAACATCATTTTATATTAGACCCACCAAACGGAACTATATCTATAGGTCGTTGTAAAAAATGTAATGAAACAAAAGAACATTACAATTATAAAATTAAAAATTTTAATAAAAATCAATTAGATTTAAAGAAAGGTCATTTTGCAAATGGATTTAAAGAATGAGGTGGTATACAAGTACCACTTCGTTTAAATAAAACGCTGTACGAGCCTTGTAGAGGGGTGTCAGGAAGTGATTCCAGCAAAGCCAAAAGCTACAATCGTAGCTAGAACCATAAATAACAAGGCAGTATGGAACTTACTTGCAACTTCTAATTTTGTAAGACGTTTGTCTATATGAGACAAGTCATTGTTCTTTAAATCTTTTATGTGTTGCAGAATCAAATGAATGTCTTCAGCTTTTTGTCTAGATCGGTGTTCTTCCATTACATTCTTGGAGGGAGTTTGTTCTCTGAAAGAATTTTTTTATTTCTGGCTTCAACCTTTTTTGGTTCTTGAAGAGCACGTACTATAGCCCAAAATCTTTTTAGCAATTTGCTTCTTTCTTCTTTTGAAATAGCACCATCATCTTTTATAGACCTTTCTATTTCTTGGATAAGATCAATTGCTAAAGGCATTACGTGTTGATACTGCATAACTAATCTGATTGCTTTAAACATTAACCTGCTCCTCCATCACTACTATCATTATCGCTTTGAAGTACATCTTTTGCTAAAGCTATGATACCTGCAATACAACCAACAGCTATTTCTGTAAGTTCATTTTGTATTCCTAAGATAGCAATAACTGCAAGAGTAATTAACGCTAAAAATATTTGTGGCCTTATCTTCCCAATATACTTATTCATTCCTACTCCTCGTGGGTCAAGACCCACTATTTAATCGGCCAGGGAATGTCTTTGATAGCACGTTCCCAATAACGCCATGTTTTATATTTAACTGCCAACTCGACAGCTTCTACTGCAATAATTGTTGCAGCTATTCCAAATACTATTTTTCCTAACATAATTTCTCCTATGGGTTTGCTACTTCGATTGTTGGTTCAATCATATTTATTTCTACGTTATCAACAACTGTCCAATTAGCACCTAATACAGTGTTCTTTATTTGAAACTCTTTAGTGCTGAGAGTATTGTCATCACCTGCTTCATTCTCAGTAATAGTTAAAGTTCCAATGTCTAAGTTTTTGAAAAGACATATGCCACCCTTACTGTAAATGTTAGATAGGTCTAGCTTACCTATCTCTCCATTAACTCCTGATGAGTTGGCTATAATAAGCAGTCGATCATACGTGCCGCCACTCGTAGTCATATTTTCAGCCTGGTGATGGCCACCCATTGCATTTCTACGAGGTGCAGTTCCTGCTTGTTGATAGATGCTTATTCCATCAGCCGTGTTATATGAAATGTTGACTGTATGACTATCCACATCTTCAAAGATTATTTCTTTACACCTTGAACGAGATAGTGTCATCTCTGCTATTCGTAATCTAGTAGCTACGATTGCAGGGTTCACATCTCCATTTGCTGGGATCCCGGAAACTAATATTGCAGGACATTTAGCTGTGCCTGTTTTAGCAGGATTAGTAGCATCACAAGTAGATGGAATAACTGATGAATTGCCTGCGTCACTTCCTGCACTACCTTTGTAGATTTCTCCTACAGAAACATTTTCAATCTTGATCTCACGTACAGGAATCGCACCAAGAGTGATAGCTAAAGTATTCTGTTCTGTCTTTAATACTTTCTCTATTTCTTCTGTAACATTCTTAGCTGTTAATTCTAAAGGTACATCACGCGGCGCCGAGTATACGCCTGCGTCACCACGAAAGAAAGATTTGTCTGCAAACACAGTTTCGTTCACGGCTACAGATGTGGTAGCCACACCACCAACAGCTAGCAGTGATATTGCAAAATTTGGACTGAACCCTGCCTTAGTTAGTAATAAATAGGGGGATTTGACCACATTAAAAATTGTCTTCCATTTACCTGATTCACTGTTCAGGTATTCAATCTTTGCTATCAACCAATCTCTAGCAGTAACCATTGCTCTGTATGTTTGCATGGTTTTTCTAGGTAGAGAAAAGTAAGTTCTCCTAGCTTCAGGTTGTAGTAGACCTATGCTAATCATAGCTACAGAACCAACTAGCGTATACAACATGTTGTTGTACAAAATTGTGGACAAAGTTTCCAACTGAATCAAACTGGTTTCTGCTCCACACCCGGTAACACCCAAGTATGAATAACAATTGTTTACATAAGGTAATGCATAGGTAAATGGATTAAGATACGCACTTACTAATCCAACAGCACCCAGTAATAAAAGAGAGATAGTAAATATGTAACTTACTATCTTAGTAATTACTTTTAAAAACTTTGGGGCTTTGTAATTTTCAGGAGGAAAAGTAACGTCTTTACCAAGTAACTTAAACAACACCTTGTCTAGTCTTGATCTCATGATTATCTCCTAATTAACTTAACGGTATCCTTTCTGCTAATACCAACCTTAACACACCACGCCTAGCAGCTAGACTGTTGGGAGCACTTGAGTAGGCATCACCGTCTAGGTAAGTTAGGAAGCCACTAGCTTCTCTATCTACTGCTACCTTTCTAGATTCTCCACCAAACTCGAAGTCTACTAACGTCACTGTAGCTAGTAGTGTTTTAAGATTGTCGTATATTGTTTCTGTGCCTACGTCTAAGGCCGTTGCAGTTTGATCAATGTCTATGACCATCTCGTGTTGATACGTTAAGTTGCCATTACCGGGGACTACCATTCCTTCTACGATAATGTCTTTTAGTTTAGGAGTATTTGTGTTTGTACTACCTCGTGTTAAATTAATTTGCATGCCAATACTTTTAGCTGAAACTCCAGCATTACTAGCAAATGTAATTGCTGTTACTGAGTCAGTAAAAGTTCCTAAAGTGTTGCCAGTTCTAACAGCCCCATCTGTTCCAAATTTAATTAATATGTTTTCGTCAGACGCATCTAAACTTTCTGCATTAACGTGAGCTCGCAAAAAGTTTTTGGTTTCATGTGGCATACCTAAGTCAATGTAAGGAAGATCAATAAATCCTGTAACTCCAACAGAGTCATCTTCTCTTTTAATAGTTACTCCTGATCTTGGATTAACTAATGGTTGTTCTAGAAACTTAAACGATGAAGCACTAGCAGAAGTTTTAATTCCGTAATGCAATCTTAAAGTTGAATCATCACCTGATCCTATATCAAACCAATTAATAACTTGATTGGCTGTAGTGCTTCTAGTCATATGATGCCAACCTCTTCCGTTCCAAGATAAAATCCTAGCCTTTCTGTTAGCAGCTCCTCCACCTACAGAAATAAACAATTGATCTCCTGAACTACGCATCCACTTAACCGGGCCAAGCATATCGTCAACAACTCCATCGCCTGTATTTAATCCATACCCTGATTCAATTCTTCTTGAATTTCCTTGTACAGTTAAACGGTAAATAGGAGCTGGCGTACCGTTGTCTACTCCTTGTGCAAACCATAAGCTGCCTTCATGCACTACCATTCTTCTACAGTTATCAGTAGAGTGGGGCATAGGGAATACTAATTCAAATGTCCAGTCTGAAACTGATGTGTCTACTATGTACAATCCTTCAGCAGTTCCTACATACAATTTATTTTTTGAATCTATGTCAGGGTAAACTGCAACTCCTTGCGGCCCATTAGTTGAACCTATATCAAAGTTGGATTCGTCACCAAATGCAGTGCCACCGTTTGTAGATGTGAACGCAGTAATAGTTCCATCATCTTCATGCCAAACCAGTGCTACCAATTCATTGTTTATTTCAGCTAATAATCCTGCGTCAATGTTCTCATCTGAGGTAATGTTGTTTGCTAATAAATTTTGTGTAATCTGAGTAGTTGAAGGAGTCCATGTAGCCCCATCTTCTGATGTGTGAACTTCATGAGTTTCTTCTTCTGCTACTAAAGCGATTAGTTTGTTTTTGTGGGTAATCATGTCTAGTGCGACAGATGCTTCATCGCCTGATCTGCCGGGAACAAATGCTACTGAAACCATTCGACCAGGTTCTGATGCCCCAAAATCGTAACTCATAGTAGTAGTTGTTGTAGTAGCTGTTTCAGTTGAAATATTATAACTATAATCGCCACTACCAATAATGTCATAAATTTCTGTTTGGTTTGCACCTGCTGTAATAGTTGGGCCATCATCGACAGTTAAAGCAGCAATAACCAAGTCCCCAGCTACAGTTGTAATATCATCTGTTATTGATGTTGCAGGACTAACTGAAGTTGTCTCAGTGTTTCTTACTGGAGAATCTTGATCTATACCAACTAAATTAATTGCAGATGCTATAGCTACATCCCCACCTGAAAAATTACCACTACCACCTTTATTCCAACCACTTATTATGATGTTATTTGTTCCGATTGTGGGGTTAGCTAGATAATAAACAGCTACAGATGTACTTCCTGCTCCTGCTCCAACAACAGAACCAGCCTTTGTCAAAGATGTTCCGTCATAGGTGATTCCACTAGGATCAGCAAATTGGGCATTTGCCTGTAACACAACTACTAAACATCGGTTTTCACCAACAGTTGTGTGAGAAATTGTGTACCCTGAAGCTCCAGTAGATGCTGATGCTGAAGTTATGCTTCTATATGGAAAGTTTACATTCCCACCATTTTCCCAAGTATCGTTAGCCCCTGTAAATTGTCTGTTGACTACAGTTCCTGCCGATTCAAACAAGGCATTTGTCTCGCCTTTAAACTCAACACTAGCCCTTGCTATATCGAGGTTTGTAGCAGTAGCTGATTCTGAAAGTATAGGAAGATATACAGCATCAGCCCACCGGGTATCACATGTGCTATCCCTAAACTTCCTGTATTCTTTTGGATCAAATGCAGCATCAGAATTAATTCTACTTCTTCCAAAACCATGAGTAAGATTTGGGTGAATAAATGTTTCGTATCCTGCTACAGAGTCAGGTCTTGTTTGCCCTGAGTCTTGGACTTTCTGTACGAATTGCCTAGTTGGTCGAGTAGAAATTTTACTACCGTCTTCTCTAGGAGCAAGCACGTAATTCTGACTATTGAGTCTTATATCTACTCCGGCCATTGTTCACCTAATACGGCATGCTAGGGGATTTAAATCTACCTCTTGGTGGTCTAACACCTACGCTGCCACTTTCAATTGCACTATTATATTCTTGTTCAAACTGTCTAGCCATAGTAAACCAATAAGATTGTGGATTACCCATAGCTTTTTCATCAGCAAGTAACTGTCTTGTTTTATTGTATATAGGTTCTAGTAAATCACCGTCTATTTCTAATGTATCGGTGTCAGCTGATGCTACTGATAACATATCAGTACCTACTATTCTAAGTCTTCGTTGTTCAGGAACTTGGTTCTTAAACCTAATAGTTCCACCTGTGCTAGCACCATCTACAGGAGGAATAAATTCCCAATTAGTAATTGGTGTGTAAGGTTTATCTATAACTCCTGATTGCCCAAGAGTTAAAAACATTTCGTCTACAAATACAGGTATTGCTGCACCTGAAGTTACTGATATTCCTACTACAGTTGATGTGTCTGTAGCGTCTAAGTTATTAGATGCAGTCATCAATTCCCACCCTGTGCCACCATGTGTAGCTGATTGTACATCCCCATCAATAGTAAGAGATACACGAGATGCTGTGTTGCAATATACATATGTTGACAAACTTGCAGTCATTCCTTCAGTAGCAACAGCTGTATAGCTACTACTTGTACTGTCAAAAGTCTGTACTAAAGTTACTGCTGTAGATCCCGGTACTAGTAATCTAAGTGACCTGTCTCCTGATAATACTGCGTAATTGTTTGGTGAGTACGTTTGATCTTCACGATTCATTGACGCTCCACCACCTGTTACAGACCAGTTATCGCATGAGGTTGCATCAGTCCAATCTTCAAATGACCCATTAAGTAATAGGTTTTCTGAATCATGCTGTGCTTCGTATCGTTCTCCCAAGTAAATGTTATTTACTCTACGTATTGTAGATGGAACTTCATAAGTAAATTGTCTGTTGCCTGTAACAACAGTCTCTACGTCACGTACTATTCCTACCCAGGGCCATGCTATTGCTCGTGCTCTGTTGTATGCTCTTAGCACATGCTTAGGATCAAGAGTTGTTAACTCAAAAGTTGCTAGCGTAGACCCATCATCAGCCCATGCTTTTGATACTGTAAGAGTACCTGATGAACCTACGTAATCTGTAACTCGCCTAGCTTCACCAGCATTGTTTCCACTAGTTACTAATACGTGCCAGTTATTATTAAAGAAATCATTTGATGAATAAGCATCTGTTAAGTCTTCATCTACTAAAGATGTGTCAGCTTCTAATGCTGCTGAAACTGTACCTGTTACTAATCCAAAAGGTCGTACTATTTCTTGTCTAGCTGTGCTCCATGTTGTTGTTGGCATTAACTTATACCCCTTGCTGTACACCAGTTATCTACTATTGTTTCTATTTCTGCATCTGTAAAATTTCTTTCTGAATATGTTCCTGAGTTAGGTTTATCAGGATTGTTTTCACTCCACTTAAATCCTGAATTACTAAAAACACTTTTTACATAAGTTTTAAGTTGAGTTATTGAAAGTTCTGTCCCTACACCTGAACCAACACCTATATAAGTATTGTCTGTAGCGTGTTGCCAATAACCGGGATCAGTCATACCTGAAGGAGTTTGTCCGTTTACTAATGTGTACTTTATTATTGCCATTACTTATTAACTCCATTCTTAAACAACCATTCACTTCTAACTAATTCAGTAATACCAATATGGTTCATTGTTTTTATGTACTCTTCTCCAAATGTTTCCACACACTTATCTAAGAACTCATACAAGTGGTCTATAGATGGGTATGCTTTTTCTGCAATTAACCCTTCGCATTGGTCTATGTATTGTTTAATGTAATTGCGAGCAGTCTGTAGATGTATGCCGTACTGTTCTAAGTACTCAGCATTACCCTGACTAATGCTTCCTGTAAGAATCATGTCTCTATGGGATTGTCTAAACGCTTGCCTGATGTGATGTCTTATCTCATCTAACTCTGCATCTTCTTCATCCCATAAGAGTGGAATGTTATTGTTCTTTCTAATTTCTTCGTATGCTTCTTGAAAGATAGCAATTTCTTTTAATGCACCTTCTATATAAATTTTGCCGTTTTCCATACCTGTTCTTGCTTCAGCAATTTTTATATGAGAAAGTTCTGTATCTTCTTCTTCCCATTCTTTTATTTCTAATTCTAGTTTTTGATGGTTAAAGTAACTCTGTCTTAATGCACCTTTCTTTTTTTCAATCTGTGCAAGACATTGCCTTAGTCTTCTGTACGGACTATCAGTAAGCATTGTAAGAGTCATTAACTGATTGGTAGTTTGTGTATTACTTCTACCTAAAGAATTGTTGGCTCGTTCCATTTCTACCATGCGTTCAGAAATTTTCTGAATCTTGTCAGGGGTCATGGTTGCCATGCCAGTTATAGTATTTTGTATGTGAACTAATTCTTCCATATTATGTTCCTGATAAAGCCCCTGCTGACTTTACGTCAACAGTTAAATCTCCAATATTAGTAGCATCACCTGCAGAATCTATAGTAATTTTTTGGATAACATTTACAGCAGGAATACCACTTTCACTTCCACCTTCACCCCCACTTATTTCTCCACCATAAAGTTCTCCTCTAGTACCGTTACTAGTTCCTGTACTTTCAGCCGTTTGTATTGCTTTGTCTCCAAAATCACTTGCATTTCCTGTTGAAGCAACAGTCACAAAGTCTATACTTAGCGTTCCACCACCTGCTACGCTATATGCAGAAGAAAGCCAAATGCAAGCTCTAGTTACAGAGCTAGCACTTCCCGGATATTGATTGATTGCAGTTAAATCACCAAAATCTTGGCAATCAGCAGAAGTAGAAAAATCGTTGTATTGGATTCTATTTAATTGTGCTGCACCCCCATCATATCCACCTGCCACTAAATACCGAGTATTACCATGTGTACCAACACAACCATTATTTACTTCCATTAAATCTCCAGCATTTGTGCCGTTACCTGTAGAAGCAATAGTTATATATTCCATGTCATCTTGTTGGTTTCCAGCACCTGAACGAAACCCTCCACAGGAAAACAATAATGTTCCATTACTTGACCCATCTCTTGCTCCATCAGAAGAAGCAACATTACAATTGCCAAAGTCAGTTGCGTTGCCTGTACTTCCTACTGTTACAAAATCCATATCAGTAACATGAGTATTAGTATTTGGGTATCCATCTGTTCTTCCACTGACCCAAACCCCTCTAGAAATATTAGAGCCTGCTCCCTTAAACTTACCTCTTGCTGAAACTAAATCGCCAAAATCAGCTGTGTTTCCATCTGTTGTAATTGTTTTGTAGCCAATTACATTAGTTGTATCTTCAAGACTTGTTCCATCATCTCCACCTGCAATTACAGCTCTAGTTCCTGCAAATAAAGGGTCTACTATAGCTACAAATTCAAAAGCATTTAACTTCTCAATGTTGTTATCAGTCTTGCCATTGAATTTCTCAATGTCTGCTATTGCTATGGTGTTGAGCTTCTCTATTTCGTTAGCCATTAAGCGTGTTCTATAACGTCATTTGATGGGTTAAAAAATACTGAGTTAGCTGTTACTGCATATCCAAGAACTTGAACAAAGTCACCATCACTGTCAGGTGCTGTTTGTTCAGGTACATTCTGTGAAGACGTTTCTGCTTCAGGAGCATAGATAGTTCCACCTACTGTGTAAGCAGGAAATGTTCCATTGTCCTGAAGAAATCCAAATAATAAAAATTTAGCTGTAGCGTCTGCTGATACATCTGCTGCTGCCATAGCTACTGCAGGCATCGTTCCTGCTGCTGTCGCAACAGCTTTGTGCATCTTGGAATCAGATGCTTTGAAGTAAACTACCTCACCTCGTACCAAATCTTCTCCTGCTGTAAATGTAGCAGTAATACCTGATACCGTTTCGTCAGCTGGTGATGAGTCTAAATGTGCTTCTTGTGCTACATCTACAATCCCACCTGAAAGAGTTCCTGTAGTAGTGATAGCACTAGCCCCATTGTTAATTGCTCCAAAGTTAGAAGTAATTGATCCTGCGTCTAATGCACCTGTAGTTACTATGCTTGAACTACCTGCTGCAGCTCCAGCTCCTATGTCTGATAAAACCTCAGAAGCACTTCTCCCTTCTACTACTGAGCCATCAACTCTAAGGAAGTCATTGTCAGCTACACCTGATGTAAACTGAGCCACATCATGTTGAGCAATACCTTTAGCTATCTGTAGTTTGTTACTAGCAAATTCTAATCCGGGGTTTGTACCCAAATCTACTGCTAAAGAAGCTGTTCCTGATGTCGCTGTTCCTGATAAACCGTCACCAGCGGTAACGCCTTCAATATCTCCTGCTGATCCACCGGGTACAATTATCATGATCCCACCTTCCCAATTAGAACATCAACCTCTACGTTGTAGAAGTGTCCTCTAATTTTTGCATCTGTGCTTGTGTCTCTAATAAAATGCATTGATTCAAATTCTGATTCGCCTAAATAAATAATTCCGTTTTGTGCAATCAATTGTCCTTCAGAGGTCGTTGGGTCTGTTCCGTCTCCTCTAGCACGTATTGCTGCTTCTTCAACTGTTCCACAAAAAGATCGAGCACCAGTTGGAATACTACTAACTAACACAGAACCCATTTCAAATAGGGTTACTGCTGAGTCACTAACTGTGCCTGATGTATAATCTATAGCTTCAGGTTGTCTAGCCATTACGTTTCTCCTTAACAGGCATTGGTAAATTATCTAATGCCCCTTCTTTTATTTTATAAAATTCAGGATCACCTTTAAAGTCAGGCACTACCATTTGCCACTGTTCTTCAACAGGCATTAATACTGCCGCTGGTATATGGCCACCCCATTTCTTGTACATTTTTTCCAACCATACTTGATGAGCATGCTCTGTATCAAAATCAGTATTCATCAACTGTGTAATAACTGCATGATAAGCATCTTTGTATTGCGATGGATTGTGTTGTCTGCCTTTACCCTTGTGTTTACTTGGGTTGCATGCGGCCAAGACTTTTATAAATTCATTCGCAATGTCCTCTATACTATCACCCATTACAATTAAATTGTCAGTTCCATTGCCTATTGGCATATGGTGGATATGCCCTTCTTCTGTTTCAAAAGAGACATACGCATAAGGGGAACGATATCCCCTTTCATTAATTTTAGGAATTAATGATACAAATGATGGATGATATTTATTGTCAATGTCATACATATTTATCGACTAGGGGAATCTTTTACAACTCCCCCAGTCTAATCTCCTAATCACTAAGGTGCGATAGTTAAGTTAACGTATCCAAAGTCTGTTGTCACAGGAGCAATCAATGAAGCAACACCAATAGTTACTTCGTTTTCATGTGTGCCATCTCTGTCGAGTGGTTCACCTGATCCAGCAGTATTGTCAGATACTCTAACGTGATTACCAACTACAAAAGCTACGTCACAAAGAACAGCAGCCGGGCCCCAAGTTTGAAGCCATCCGTATTCATCGTCAGCAAAAGTTGTAGAAGTAACGCCAACAGCATGCCCTGTAGCTGTAGTAGGGAAAATAATAAAGTCATGATAAGGATTCTTAGCAAGACCAACAATAGTTGCAGCTTCAAAAGCTACTGCAATTGGGTCGCTATCATAAAGATTTATTGTTCCTGATCCACTACTGCTTATAGCATCGTGTTGTCGGATTTTGTAATTGTGCCCTTGACCTAGCCCATCGTTGACATATAAGAATCCGTCTTTGTATTGGTCTTCTGTAACAGCAGTACCTCCAACAGTAACGTCTACGCTTTTGTCTCCAGCAGAAGCTGTGTTAACAGCTAAGTCCATGTCGTGATTTGCTACACCTACAGCACTTTGACAAATTGATCCTGCAGCTATTGCACCATTAGTTTGTCCATAGTAAAAAATTCTACCGTCACCAGTAGACATTCTTGTTCCCAATGGGTGTAGTTGTGTTGTCCCAGTAGTCTTTTCATCACCGGGATCTCCATATATAGTTCCATAAGTAAAAGCCATTTTATTATCCTATTCTGATTTAGTTGTTGTTTTTTTAGTTTGAGTAGACTTGGGTTTTGTAACCTTCATCTGCTCAATTGTACTATGGGATATACCCCTCCCTCTAGGAGGTCTTGCTATATAGTATGATCTGTGTTGTTTAACTGCTCTTTCATTATCAAATCCATGATCATGAATTAAACAGTAATATTCATATTTTCCCATCTTGTCCAAAATTTCTTTTGGTGGTTCAAGTGTTGGGGCAATACCACGATTCATACAATAATTTCTATAAGCATCCCAATTAATAAATTTACGATGTCCTTTAGCAGTAGGGACTACATAAGGAGTATTCTCATACGGATCACCTTCGGTGGAATCGGCAGTCTCTAACAACTCAACGTCAACTAATGGGTCAACATTAGCCCGGAGTCGGAAACCCTTCTTAAGATAATTTAATAACTGTACAGCGTTACTTATTGGTAACGGATTAGTGGGTTGCCAACCAGTATTCTCTTCTCTACCGTAACTAATGTTAATTACTTCATGGTAAAGGACAGCTGTACCGGGTGTTACCCAATGTGGTTCTTGACCCACGCCTATTTTGTAATCATAGTCGTTTTGCAACTGTTGTCGCATTTGTGGCCATTCCCACTCTCTAAACTTTTCAACGTGTTCTGATGCTGAATCGTCTTCTAAAAAATAATCCCAAGCATCGATAGTTGGCAGTTTTTGAGTTTTGGTAGTCATCATCTTCTCCTTCTACGCTTGCGAGGTTTACGTATAACTTCGGTTGCGTTCCGACTCTCCTGTTGTACGACAGGTTTTTCGCCACCAAACTGTATTGTTTCAACAATTTGTTCAGGCATTGACACCGAAGGTGATGTTGTATATCTATGAGTAAGTAATATGTTTACATCCCCTGCTTCTGTATGGGTATCGTATTTATCATTAATACCATCTATATGTCGTTGACCTTGATTCTTACGCATTGACATCGGAGCACCACACCCTGAACAAGTAGTAGAAGGTTGACCATGTTCGGCAATCCCTCTTATTAATTCAGCATCAGCATGAGTCTCATGCCCTGATTTTACTTGTGCAAGATGACGTTTAATATCATCTTCAAACAAAGATGCTTCTGTACAAACAGAACATTTATAAACCATCTTTCTAAGATAATGATTCATAGCTGTATCTCTTTCTAAAGGAGCAGTCCAAGTGTTATCAATTAAATCCCATAACTTTATTTTGTTACTTTCGGATGTAACGTCAAACATAACAGCATCTCGTCCACTTTCGTTTACGATACGTTGCCTTTCTCTAGAAGATGGTAACTCGCCCTGATATTCTTTTACGTCATTAACCAAAAATCACCTCGATTAGATAGTTGCTGCTGCGTCAGAAAAGATTTCAACACCGTGAGCATCGGCTCTTTCGCCTTCAGCCCATTCTTGGAAGATTCCATATTCTTTCGCTCTGAGAGAATTGTCATCTTCTTCGGTTACATCGGCATCACTAGCAATAACCATGTACAAAGCTTCAGATGCAAATATTGCACCTTTAGCATCGTCTCCACTGTCTCTTTGGATATTTCCACTATGAACAATTGGAACACCGTAAAGTCTGTCTGATCCTCTGTACCACCTTTGAATAAGGTCTTCAGATAAACCAGTTGTTGTTCCTCTTGGAGCAGTGTCGGTAATGTCAGCTATGATGTCTGAAATCTGTTCTACGTGCAGTGCAGCATTTACAGGCATAGGAGCCGGGCCGAATGACGAATTGTTATCAGTCATTAAGTAGGCTACTGCACCTCTAAAGTGTGTAATGTCTAAAGCATTAGTTGCTCCGGGTGCTGACTTTGAAAAGCCATCATATAGAGCGATAACATCTTTAGCCATTCTGCGTCTTAGTGACGCACCAATTTGACGCCCTGCTACGGTTACTACGCTACTATCGCCTTGCCTTCTAATAAGTCGGTTTGACAATGTAACAAGTATGCCGTGTTCAGCTGGTGTCAATTGTAGTGTGTTAGTTGCAAGTTGCTGAACTGATGAAAGATCAACACCTTCAGTTAAAGCCTGTGCATCTGTTAATCGAGCATATGTGCTGATATCCCATTGTTTTGTTCCAGTTGGGATTCTTTCACTCTCAATTAAATCAGGATCAGGTGCTGCGGGCTCAAAAGCTTCTTTCGCAGACGCAATCATTATGCGTTGTCCATTAGTCAAATTAGACGTACTAGACAAAGATAGTCCTGTTGCCATTTTATTCTCCTATTGACCAAACCTATTAAGTTGGTCTTGATATTCTTGTTTTGATAAGCGACCTTCAATGTAGGCTGCTTGTACTTGATCTAATGACCTCATGTTAGAAGATGCACCACTTGCAGGAGTGCCACTTGTTGGTGGGCTCTGTATTTGTGATGTTGATGCCTGACTAGCTTGACCAGTAGATGCCTGATTGGTAGCACCCATCAAAGGTTTTAAACTAGCAAAGAATCTATCTCTACGTTGAGTCTCGTCTAAACCGGGATCAGTAAAAGCTTTATAGTCGATACCCGGACTCTGTGGATCAATACCTAAACTTCTAGGAATTGCATAAACTTGATCCCACTCGTCTTGTGGTTGAGCGTATTGAACTTGTTCTTGTGGGTCTTGACCCACTTCTTGTTGTTCTCTAAGTCTTTGATTTTCCTGATGATAAGCTTGATTTGCTTGCAACATAGAATTAAAAGCACCTTGATGTTCTTCAGGTAAATCCTGAATATATCTTTGTGCTGCTTGTTCTGATTGCCTGCGTGCAGAATCCTCTGCATCTCTACGTATCGCATTTAAAGCTCTATCTTGTTTAGACTGTAAACCAGCTATTTGTCGGTTTTGGTTTTCAACCAATTCCTTCAGTTGCCTTAATTCTCCAGTTAACGGACTGTCTTCTGTTTGAGGTGATCCCTCCTGAACTGAATCCAGCTGAGCCTGATCTTGATCTATCGCAGATGTCATATCTGTATTGTCTGTAGTCACCGAGTTTCTCCTATCTTTTGATGAGTTACTGTAACATTCTGAATACAGTTTAGGTTTAGCATATATGTTCTGTCAAATAAATTATTAATTATTCTTAATATTTAAGTATGTAGACATTTCCATGTAACCTAACAAAACTAACGTATAAGCTAATTCAAGGTTAGATTCTCGTTGTTGTTTTCGATATTCCTCTACGCTTTTTAATTGTTGTGCAAACTGAGGATTATTATCTAAAAAGTCATTAGGAAAATTACTTGATCTGTATTGCTTGTAAACATTATATTGCCCTGTACGTTTAAAATAATTTTTATAAACGTCAAAATAATCTTGATATTTATCTTTAAGGTTTAAAGCTTTAATTATAAAAGGATCATCATAATGAACTGAATGGTCTTTTTGTCGTAACATATCAATATGTTCACGTTGTTCAGGTGTCCAAGAGTTGTATAAATCTTCTCTTGCTTCATCAAGTAAATCATAATTTAATTTACCATACTCATTTGTATGTTCTTCATAAGATTTGTACCATTCATATCTTGCTCTAGGTAAATCTTCTTTAGGTACTTTATTGTCTAATAAATCTTTATATACTGAATCTACACCTCGTCTTTTTAAAAATGCTGCATTTTGTATATCTCTGTATTCGTTGTACCAGTCTTTAAGTTTAACTTCTTCATTGCGTACAGCTTGAGCCAATTTATTTTGGTGATCTCGTCTGTCTAATTCAATTGCATTTAAATCAATTTGACGGCTTTGCCATTCTTGTCCTCTCTCATCGCCTGTTTGAGCTCGATAACTTAGTTCATTAACAATGTCTTGGTTTCTTTGTTCAGCTTTTCTTCTTTGATCAGAAGTTAAATTAATAGTAAATTCTTTATAAGCATCATTTCTATTAAACCATGTCATTGGGTTATTCCATTTAGCAGGAATTTTTTTAAATCCTTCTCGTCTAGCTAATTCATTTAATAATTCTCTAGTTGTTTCTTTACGAACATTAAACCCACCTATTTGGAAAAGTCTTCCTTTTGTACCAATGCCTGATTCTCCTTCAGGTATAAATTCTCTTAATGCTTGGTTATGTTCAGCCCCTAAATCTATAGCTTGAAATGCACCTATAGGTAAAGATTGCAAAAGAGAATATTGTGCCTTATCTAACGCAGAAGGTAAGGCGTTTCCGTAAAATGTTTTGCCTGTTGCAAATGGTTTAAAAACATTTAGTAAAGGCGATGTACGGCCTTGAGCTGCTGATAATGGAGAAAATAACCATTGAAATGGAGTGTCTGCCTGACCAACAATATCTAAATATATTGGTTGTCCATTTCTTCCATGCATTATTTTAGGAGACAAAAATTTACTATTATATCTAGTGCTAAATTGAATTATTCCTTCAGGATCATCAGGCGGCCCAAATGCTAAAGGAGAATATGATTGCATTGGTAACAATTCCCCTGTTCTCATAAGATTAACTGCATTACCTACTGCTGCTAACCAAGTAGCATAACCTAGCCAATATTGCCTATACAAACCACTAGAATCATTTGCTTTATCTCCTCTTGGGATTGATCTTGAAATACTTCTTAACCAAGACTCAGTTTCGTTTGTACTAAACGCAGCCAACCTCATAAAATCTTTAGCCGTAGCATTAGTAAATACACTTTCCCAATCTCCCAAACTAGAACTAAACATGTTAACTTCTGATGCTGCTCGTCTAGCTAATTGTTGAGATGATTCACTAGGGTATTGTTTCCTTAAGAAAGGTAATATTGCATTTTCTAACATAAACATTTGGGTTTCAGCGTATACTCCATCAAACAAACCACTTTCCCAAAATTTAATTGCACCACCTAATCTGTCTTTAACTAACTTTAGGTTGCCTTTAATACCTTTTAAATCAATTGATTTTTCAAGTTCTTCAACAGAGTCAATAGCATGTCTTTTTATTATGCTAGTGTCACCACCATAGTTCCATCCTTGTTCAGCAATCATTTTAAAACTAAGATCAGAATCTTGGTATATTGGGGAATCATCTAAGGCTCGTCTACTTACACCTCTTCTTCCTAATCCTTTAAAGTCACCTTTATAAAAACTTGAAGCTATAATTCTTCCAGCTAAACTACTAAATAATTTTACAGGTGCACCTCTTCTCAGACCTAATGGACTAGACGCAAATGCTCCTGCTCTAAAAAACATATCTTGATGCTGAAATCCACTAAAACTTAAAATACTTCTTTTTGCAACATTGTTAAATTTACTTAATCCTTGAAATAAATCTATTCCTCCAACATTAAAGCTAGTAGATTTTCCGTAAATTACTTCAAGTTGATCTGCTACTTGTTTTGGAACAGCAAATCTTCCAATATTTGCATGCCCTCCTGCCGCTGCAGCAATTTTCATACCTTCAAATGCCGGGCCTATTTCAGGAATCCTATATCCTGCAGACCTCATAGCATCTGTTAATTCATCTTCAGGTACAGCAATTCCTGTTTTCTTTAAACGTTCTACTAACAATACTGTTTCTCTATGTTCAACTCCCTTAACTCGTCTTATTGTCATTAAATCTAATGGGTTGTAAGAAACAGGTCTGTAACCAGCTGCTAACAATTGAGTAAAACTCATGTCAGTTCTTGCTCTTAAATGAGGGGGAATTGTTGTTTCGTCTAGATCACCTACGTTTACATATTTATTTGTTTTTGGGTCTAATCGTTGCCACATTCTAGGAAAATAGTTAGGGTTTTGAACAAAAGCATTTACTATTTCCCCACTACCACTTCCGTTATCAAAAGCTATGTACGCAGCTTCTTCTTGTTTTTTAAGTTCTAACACATGATCTATAAATTTTTGATACCCTTGAGGAACTTCTCCTTCTCCATGCAAAGCCTTTAATAGCTTTACGCCAACTTCTTCAGGAATTACAAGTCTGCCTTTATACATTTGAGTTTGGCCAAGTTCTTTTAATAACTTTACGCCATCTTCATAAAAGTTTTTAATTTCAGTACCTGCAATTTTTCTTGCTCCTGACCATCGCCCAAACGCATTTGTTTCTTGTACGCTTTGTCTAACATTTGGAGAATCAGGTACTGAATTAATAAGTTCATCCATATGCCCAACAGGGTCACCGGGCGTTGCTCCTAACTCTAAAGTTGCTCCGGGAGCGTTAGGTGGAGTTGGCAATCCTTTACTAGCTGCAGTTTTGTTTACTGCGTTTTGCCATGATTGTTGGAAACTAGGAACAGTACCATCATAAAATTCAAACAAAACTTGATCATGTAAAGTTCTATCAGTCCTGTAGTAATTAAAAAAGTTACTACCATCAACATCATTTCCACCATTTCCAGCAACTACTACAAAAGGATTTCTATCATTAGGATGAGTAAAACCAGTTTTTTGACTAGCTTTATATTTGTTTGCCCCAACACCTTTAGGATCAAAATATAACCTTTCGTACATTTTCATCATATCTTCAACTTCTTCTAATTGATATTTAGGTTCTATATCTACAGAATGTGAATCTACAGTAGTAGGTTTATTTTTTAATCGTTTTATTTGATACATTTTTTGTTGTTGTAAACCAACAAACTGCCTAGCTAAATGTTTGTAATCTACAGAACCAACAACTTCGTTTGCCATTTGTGCTTCAACTGCAGCAATTTGTCCATCAAAACTATTTCGTATTTTGTTAAGGCTTTCATTAATGTTTCGCCCAGTTTCAATATTAATTAATTGCTTTTTAGGTTCAGGTAAATCTGTTATTCCCCATTGTCTTGTTGTAGGAGAATAAGTAACGTAACGCCTAACTTTTGAAGGATCGTCATATGCTCCCATAATGAATTGTCTTTCACCAGTATATTTATCTACATGAAAATGCCCACCACCTGTTAACAATTCATCAGTAGTAGTTCTAGGATCAACTCCATAAGTAGTTAAAAACTTAGATAAATCTTCAATTTCATTTCCTGATAAAAATCTATCTCCACCATAAATTCTTGTTTCACCTGTAGCTAAAGATGCAATTTGTTTAGGGTCAATTAAATTATCCATTGAAGGATGGATAGCTTTTCTTATTGCAGACTTTCCAATAAGTTCTCTAATAACATTAGGTTGGGCGTAAATAATTTGACCGTCTTTTGATTTTCTTACAGTTGAAGTATCTAGTCGGCTGTACATACCTTTACCTTGTAAGAAATTATCAAACGCTAACATTGGTTGTTCAGGATATAAATAACTAGGAACATCAGGTGTAGCGTTAACTACTCTTACTGTTGGTATGCCTGTTGATTTTGCTAATTGTTGTTGAAATTCAACATCTCTAATATATTCTGATTCGGCTTGTGCATTAGCGTATCGTTCAGAAGCATTACGTTTTGAAATTTCTCTGCCCACATCTGAAGCACCTAAAGCTTGGGTAGGACTACTAGGATCATAAACCCCTGTTCCTGCTTCTTCAAATGCTCTAGCGTCAATATAAGTATCGCTTTCGTTTAACAAATCATCAAAGCTTTGTTTTAACTTAGGAGCAAATGTAGATTGCCATTCTTGGCTGTTAACTAAAACTCTAGGGTCTGTTCTGTATAAATTTTTTGCATAAAAATCCATATCTTGAACAAAAGATTTACCTACTTTTGCTCCGACTGATCCAAGTGCTTTACCACCTTTAAATGCAACCCCACCGGGTAATATTGTTGCAAGAGGATCAAAAATTACTTCTAATGCTAACTTAGCACCTGTAGGTAATTCAGTTTCGTCATAAGCTTTTCTAATTGATTCTGCTCTGTTTAAACCTTGTTTCCTGTATTGTTCTTTTTTTTCTTCAAATTCTTGAAGTTTTGTTCTGCCAATATAATCAATAAAAGCGTAAACAGCTGTTGGATTACTCATACTATCTTGAGTAATTAATTGTTGCCCTTCTTGAGGATGCCAAAATCCTTCCTCAGTTTGATTTGCTAAAGGAGATAAAGTATCTAAAACATGGCCAGCAGCCATACTACTTACATAATTAATTGGAGTCATTGCAGTTCCAACTGCTGTACCAAAATCTTTTGCATATGTTGGAGACTGTAAAGCCATTGCTGCAGATGGAGTACCTTGTGAAGCATTTGCACCATACTGCAATCCCTTTACCCAATTAGGTAATCCTTCTTGAACCATTCGTTCTCTTACTCCGGGTTCTGCTTCAGCTCTACCAACATAAAGATTTCGTGCTAACTCTGCGTCACGTTGTTTAAAAGCTTCTTCATTTTCCATTCTTACTTTAGGATCAATTGATTTGCCAGTAAGAGTATCCGTAATAAAACTCGATGGCATTAAACCACCTAAAAAAGAATCAATTTCAAAGTTAGTTCTTGCAGGAATTTGAGTTTTACGTGCAACTTCCATGTCGGCATATTCACCCGGAACAGATAAATCTGTTTCGTTAGAGTCTTTATCTTGGTAAAATTCTCTTAAATGATGTGGCATTTAAATTCCTTTGTGGGTCACGACCCACTATCTATCAAATGGATCAAGTTCTTCCGTTATATTCTCATTAATCTGCCCATTTTGTACAGTTGGAAAAGCATTTCCGTTAGGGGCTAATCCTTCTGCTCCTCCGGGCATACCACCATAAGACACGGTACTTGAACTTGCAACTTTATATAACTCAGGGTTTGCTGCCATTTTTTCTGCAAACCCTTCAGACATTTGACCTAAATTTGGATACAAGGGAATTCGTTCCCCTGTTTCTTCATCAGTAGAGAACAAAGTGCTTTTATCTACATTACCTAAATCATCAAATAAATA